CACCTGATGAAGGGGCAAAACGATATATTTTAAACAAAAAAAAGGGACCAAAAAGGTCCCTTTTAAACTTTGTAATCCTAAGATTACATAATGTTTTTAACTAATACTCTTCTGTAGTATTTGTTTGCGTTGTCATCTAATGCGCCTGCTGCTGATAAAGCACCTGTTCCCCTAGCAAAAGGATTCTCAACTACGCCGTAACGAGTTTTGAAACCGATTTTAGGTTGGAAAGTGTCTTCACCAACTGCTCTTACCATTTGTAATGGCACGTATGGGCAGTAGAATAATCCAGCGTCAAATGCGCTTGATCCTTTGTATCCAACAGTCATGTAGTGAATACCTGAAGAAGGGGCAAAGTATGGATCGATAAACACTCTAATCCTTCCATTAAGAACACCAGCAAAAGTATTGCCAGTATCATCAACAGATAGATTATTAGAGTTTAAAGCTGGAGTGTAATCTAATACACCAGCCATTTGAAGAGCAGAAGCGACGTCAGAAGAACATAACATTATGTTCCCTTTACCTCTTCTTGTTCCTCTTGCGATCTCGTTAGCTTCCCTTTCTATTTGGAACATAAGACCTTTGAATTTTTCAACCATCCATCTACCGTTTGAATCTATGTCAAGATCAAAAGTACCAGCAGTGCTAGTATTTTGTTGAGCACCGGTTACAGCAACTAGGTTGACTGTACGTACGATTTCTCTGTTGATCTCTGCAAGGATTTCAGTTGATAGGATGTTTGCTAATTCTGTCTCTGCGTCAAGACCATGAATTGCTTTAAGGTCTTGTGCTAGTTCCATTGAGTATTCAGCCTTTAGGGCTCTTGACTTAGCTGTAACGGCGATCTTCTCGATTGAGAATGCCATTTCAGCAAAAGCAGTGTTTCCACTTGAACCTAAGGCCTCAGCTTGAGCAATTGACATACCTTCAGCAAAGTTATAAGAAGTACTGTTGCCTGATGGCTGAGTTCCTTCTTGTGCGTTACCGAGGGTGTTGTTACCAGAACCTGCGACTACAGTTGAATGCTCTGTATTAGCTTCGTCGTAGAATGCTTCAGTACCACCCTGATTTGTGTATCTGCTTCTCATAGCAAATATTAAACCAGTAGGACCAGTCATTGGCTGAACGCCAACTAGGTCATATGCTACTAAATTAGGCATTGCTCTACGTACGAGACTAATCAATACTGGGTCGTAGTTATCTACGCTTGAACCAGTAGCATTAGTTGGAGCGGCTTCTAAAAGTGAGGCAGGACCGAAACCCTGTTCTTCACGTAAAGAACGCTCAGTGTTTTCCAAACATACTGCTGTAACTGACTTCTTGTGACTATCTGAAATTTCAGGTAGATCAGCGTGCTCAATTATCGGCTGCCATTTGGACTGTAGTTCTTCGTATTGGTATTGCATGATAGCTCCTTATATTACCTAACGTTATTTTCTAACAGTTCGCGAAATTGCGTCACTGTAATTGGCTATAGAACCGGTTAACTTAGGTTGAGTTTCCTCATCTAATTCAACTGGGTCTTGGTCTTCTACATCCGTAGAAGCACTAGCCGCCTTGTTGTCGAAATATGATTCTTTCAAAGTGTTTAACTTTGTTTCGAAATCTTCGACGTTATCATAATCTAGTCCTTCCGATAGAGCACGGAGTTTTTCAATTTGTGTCTCTGCTAAACCATTTGATGCTTCAGCAAAAATATTTTGTACTTGGGCTTCGACTAGGTCGTTACCAAGTGAAATCTTAGAAGATGTTTCTTCTTCTAATCTTCCTTCTAGTTCTTCGATTCTATTTTGAAGATCTGTGAGAATGTCTGAATCAGCTTCTTCAGGAATTACAACGTTGTGTGCTTCCATCAAACCTTTTAATCCATTCATAAAAGATTCTGCTACTTCTACTTTAAGAGAGCTCTCTATAGCAACTTTGTTATCTTCCATCCACTGTTCGCTTAGGTAGTTGATGTATTCATCTACTTTAGCTGTCATATTCTCAGCAAGTGATTCTTTAGCTTCTGCTATTTGTGTATCAAATGCGTTTGAATATTGTGTGTTGATGTCAGATACTCTAGCGCTTACTGCAGCTTCAAAAACTGTCTCTGCTTTTTCTCTTAATTCTTCGTCGAGGTCTTCGCCGAATATAGCATCTATATCTTCTTTAACACCGCCTGAGTGTCCAGGTGCGAGTTCTTTAGATCCACTTTGACCAGGAGTGACTGCTTCAGCTGAACCGCTTCCACCTTCTACTTTAGCACTGCCTGTAGCTTTATCAGCTTTACGCTTAGGTGCTTGTTTTCCTGATTTAGAAGATACTAAGTCTTCACCTTTTGATTCTGAGCCGGATTTTTCCTGTGAGCCGCCTGGGTTAGGTGCAGTAAATGATGCAGCTTTGTCTGCAGGTCTTTTATTACTTCCTTTTGTAACAGGATCGGCAACAGCCGAATTCTCACCGCTGGCCTTAAACTCGTCAAGTTCTACTTGCTCATCAGCCACAGCTTCGATTTCTTCGTTCCTAGAACTTTCTAGTTCATTAGCCATTTTTTTCTCCTCGTAATATGAGTCTATACTTATGTGTATATTATTTATAAATTATAGGTTTACAGGGTATTTAGAAACCTTTCAAATAGAGCGATTGAATTCTCATTCAATCTCTTTACTGAATCGTTGCCAATACTTACAATCTCTTCTATAACCTTTTGGCTTTGCCAAGAGTTAGTCGAAGCGTCGTAAACCCACTCTACGCCTTCCATAACACCATTCACAAATGCGTTTGGTGCAGAAGGATCAGCTACAATATCACCTGCAGTAGCAAGCTGAAAATCACCCTGTACTTCGTTAATACCATCACTGTTCATTCTTAGAGACCCCATACCTCTTGACGATACGCCCAAATTGGCGCCTTCATCAATTAGGGATTTGACTATCTTCCCATATGGAGTATCCATGATCTTTGCTTTACCGATATAATCATTGCCTTCTTTATTGAGACTTTTGACCATATGAGAAACTCTTTCTAAGTTTATTGTTGGTCCGTCTGGATGACCCAACTCTCCATATGCTCTATTCTGACCAATAAATTGATCATTATATCGTGTTACTTCTTTGTCTAATGTTTCCATTGGATACATTCGACCGTTTCTGTTCTTAATGCCACCTTGCATGAAAATGCCTTCGATAAAGTAATTCTTGCCTTTTCCATTACTGGCTTCTTCTATGTTCACTTTTACATTATCAAAATTAGTTTCTGCAATTAGCTTCATTTAATTATCCTTGAATTGCTACAGCTGCGCCTAATAGTGTTGCTGCTGTTCCCCAGACTTCGTCTGTAGGATCTTTCTTTAATAAGACAGCCTCTGCTGGTCCAACAGATATCATTCCTACGACAACTGCGTCTGTAGAAACTGTACTGTTAGCAGATGCTGTTTGTACTGTTACGTTTGAATATGCTGTGTGAGAATTATATACTCTTACACAAGTTGAATTGGCGAAGCTAGAAGCATGAGAATTATTAGCACATAGTGCTGCTTGTGATCCTTTGACCTTAATTATCTCAGCCATTGTCTTCTTCTCCTGCTATTTCTTCTATAGTGTTTAAAGCAAACTCTACAGCAGTTTCAGGTTCTTCGTCAAGTAGTGTGTCAAATTTTTGTAAGTTGTCGTCTGTTAAGTTTTCCCTAACAAAGTCTACAGCAGCTTCTGCTGCTTCGTATACTGCTGCGTCTTCACCATCTTTATAATGGCCCGCACCTGCTAGGTCATGTGTACTATCTTTCGATACATTAGCACCTTGGAATACCTTGTTCTGCTCTTCTTCGCTTTCATATGCAGGGTGGTTCGTTTTCTGAACACTTGCTATATGCTTATCTACGAATCTTTTCTCAGCTTCAGATTTTGGATTAGCAAAGTCCGATACTGTTCCAGCTTGACTTTCTGGATCAGGTACTAGGTCAATTTTCTTTAACTCGACTATCTGTCTAAGTGATTTCATTATTCTTCCTTTTCTTCTTCTGATTCCTCAGGTTGTTCTACGTCTACGTCCACATCACCTTCAACTTGATCAGCTGGTTCTTCTATAGTTTCTTGATCGGCTTCATATGTTTCGCTCTCTTCTTCGTTAGGTTCTAAATCTAACTCAGGTTGAGTTTCAACCATATCAGCATCACCTTCTTCGGCTTCTACTGGAACATTTCCAAACATATCATTTGAGATATCATTCTTTATGCCCTGGACCTGTGTACCTATCTTATCCAACATGATGTCATTTAATACATCACCGGCTGCGTTAGGCTTGTCATCCATTGCCAAATCAACTATATTTCTTGCTGTTGCATCATCTGCCATAATATTCTCCTATTATATTTATATATCTTACACCTGCTCCGGCGGTGCTTCTGGGTAACCATTTCCTTGTTCAGGTGGAACTTCCCCATTTTCTGCGCCATCTACGGGAGGTTGATCAGGCATTTGATCTAATTTTTCTTGTTCAGCCTCCGTATCAGATACCATTTCAGCGTGCATTTCTTCAATTTGATCTTCAGTTTGTTTAAGAACATGAGTCTTGACCCAATGATTACTAAAATATTTACCTATGTATGGATCGACGTCATTAACTGCGCTTAGTTTTTCTCTGAATATTTCTAGTTCTTTTAACTCTGAGAAATGTGAATCGGTAACAAAATCAAATCTCATCTCTCTTCTTAGCATTGGCCAATCGTCTGCTGTGATTATACCTCTAAGAATTAATTGTTTCTCTAAAGCAGCTTCAAAAACTCTTGCAAACTTTAATCTAATTCTAGCAATAAACTTTTGGAATTTGATTTCGTCTCTTGATATCTCTGAAGCTCTACCGATAGCAAATCCTGTTTCAGGTTCTAATCTTGAAACTGGAACATTCAATGCTCGGTATAATTTCTTTTGGAAGTATAGGACGTCGTCCATCTCTCCCAAATTTTGTCCAGCTGGAAGAGTAGTGATCTCCGTACCCTTCCCGCCTTCTCTTCTTGGTAGCCAATAATCCTCTAACATGGTCATAAACTTTCGATCGTCTCTAAGTTCGCCTGTTGTAGCATCATACACAAGTCTATTCTTGTGCTTGGCCATCATGTCTCTCAAGTATTGTTCAGCCTTTACCTTTGGTAGATTACCAACGTCAATATAAAATATCCTTCTCTCTGGTGCTCTGGATATTCTGTATATAACTGTTGCATCTTCAAGTACTCTTAATTGGTTTAAAGGTTTGATTGCTTTGTGTAAATGCGATAATACCATTTTATTATCTTCACTCATTAAACCAGATGTGCAATGTAATATACTATCTTTGGCTATCTTTAAGCCTTGTGTAGTACCTTGAGCGGGATTAACAACTCCTGGCCCGCCTTTAAATCCTTTTTCGTTGAATAAGTAATACTCTTGTTTTGTTTGGTGTAGTTGAATCCTATTGGGACCTGACCCTTTGTTCTTTTTCTTAACTTGCCTTACCTTTCGGATCTTCCTAGGATCAATATATCTGAGTTCTTGAATACCGTTTGCAGTATTCTTCTCGTCTATAATTACATGGTAATATAATCTTCCGTCGATATACCAATGTCTGAATATTTCATAAGACTGTCGTTCAAAATCTAACAGATCTTTCACAGAATCAAATTCTTCTTGGATTTTTTTCTTGATATTATCTGCGACTTGAACTTGGTCTAAGTCTAACTCGACTGTGTGTGACTCCGGATCGTAAACTATTGATTCATTAACAACATCATCAATAGCGTTCTCACACTCAGGTTGCATGGACATATTCCTATACCGTGTAACGAGTTCGCCTTCTGTTTTTGATGTGTGTTCAAGATCAACGTATTGACCATAGGCGCCGCCTTCTGCGACAACTACTGCTCCGTCGTCTTCTGATTTGGGGACAAAGGAACCCAGATCTACGTCCGTGTTCTTTCGTTTGATTTCGAATCCAAATAATTCGGCCATGCTTTACCTCATAATATATTTATAGGAGATAGTATTATCCCCTAAAATTAAGGTAAAGGCAACAGTAAAGTTGCCTTTATTCCTAATTTCCGCCTGCGTTGCCTGTAGAACCACCAGAAACTTCCCACCAATCGTATTGGAAAGTCACCTGGAATTCTTGTAGTACGTCAGTAGCGTTCCAATCAACTTCCATTTCAGTTAAATTAACTGGGAAGATTCCGTTGAATGTGTATTCACGAATTGGTACGCCTGTCTTACTAAACTGTGTGACTTGTGCGCTTGACTTATATGATAAGTCGGCTGCTGATCCAAACCCTCTAATGTTGCCAAGGTGCGAGTTGATTTGATTCATCCACTCTTCCATAGCATTTCTAATTAGAAAATCCTCGTCGTTGATTACTGTCACGTTCCATTCCGCAAATGTTCTATCGCCTGCAATCTTAACTTTTCTTCCGAAGTATGGTACTTCAATGAATCCTAAAGTTGAAGCTGGTACTTGTGAAGCTCTTATTAAGAAAGGACTTTTTAAGTCTCCAGCCGAATTGCTAGGATTAGTAATATTTACTTGGAATAGAGTCGGTCTAGCACCACCAAGGGCTAACTGTGACCTAATTTCATTAATGTTAAAAGCCATTTTGTTCTCCTATTCCTATTTATTAAAACTGTCCAACAATCTCAGAGAATTCTACACCACTTCTTACTGCAACAAAATTCAACTGAATGAAGTTGATGCTTCGTGATGGCTTAATGTAGATATCTCCTACGAATTCATTTCTATCAATAACTTCGCCAGTATTGTTTGTGTCGTCACAAACTACTCTGAAGTCTTGAATCCCTCTTCTTCCTTGGATGTCTCTCAAGAATGGTTCAACCAAGTTC